GCATTCAATCCTTCAGATTCAAACGCCAATGCAACTTCTTGCGCATACACGCCAAAATGAATACGGGCCTTATCACCTTTAGACTCCACAGCATCTGCAAATTTAAATGCTTTGAGCAAGCCTTTAACTTTTACTGCAACTGCTTTTTCAGCATCAGACAGTGGGCGATCTTGCACTTTTGACCGAGCATCAGAAGTATTAATCGTGCCAGTAGTTGCATAAACCACAGTCCAGCGGCGTGATGCGCTACCAAGTGTTGTTACATTGTCAGTGGCTGGGCCAAATTCGCTTGAATCTGAAAGGATGGGTTGACCAGTGTTTTGTAAAAGCGCAGATTCAAGACCGAGTGTGGCCTTTACCAAACCAAATCTAGCTCGCAAGCCATTGTTAGCGTTGATTGCACTAACAGGATAAGACCCGCACAGTTTTGCTTCATTGTTTGCGAAATTTGTACACGACAAATATGCAGGTGCTGCACAGAACACTGCATTGGCCTGAGTTGATGCGGCGGTGTTAATAAAGTTTGTATATCGGGCTGCTTGGCATCCAATCAGTTGAACACCTGTTGACTTGTAAACATCTACAAATGTACCTACTACGCCAGCATTGCGACCTTGATAAATACCGCCAACAACACGCAATTGAACAGTTTGGCTATCAGTACCCAAATTGCCAACTTGAAACATACTGAGTGATGCATCGTTTACAGATGGAACATCTTCTGCATAGCATCCAATAAACTCAATGTTTTGACAACTAGCTTCAATTACTGCACCGTAACTAAGTGCTTCAAATAAACACTCTGCAAAACGTACACCAATACCACCAGAGCCAAATCGCACACCAATCGGCGCTATCTGAAACGTACACAAATCCCAAACATCTGTTGTAGGTGGTGCTGAACCAGAATATTCCACACACGATGTGGTGCAGCTTGCCATGCGAATATTGCTAAAACGATTGTTGATCGTGTCAGTGCAAAGAAAAGCAGACCAAAAGTAAATAATTTCGAGGTTGAAAAAATTACCGTAGATCACAGTGTCAAGATTAAATGCTCGTCTAGCATACCCTGGAGTTGTACCATCGCCATCGCCTTGGATGTACATACCGCCAACGCTTACATGGCCCAAAAAGTTTTGCGTAGGTGCGGGAAGATTTTGGACATCAAATAAATCTGATTCAACCGTTGGCGCAAATAAAATTTTTGTTCCAGTAAAACCAGAAGCGTATTCCCACCAGCCTTGAGATTCATTAACACCAATTAAATTAGAGCCTTTGTACAAATTTAGTGTGCTTGTTACTTTGTAAACGCCAGCAGGAAAGAACACCTGCTGAGTGCCTTGGGCCGCGTCAATTGCGGCTTGAATTCCAGCGGTGTCATTCGTTATACCGTTACCAGTTGCGCCATAGTCTAGTACGTTGACTACCGCACCAGTAGTCATCGAATAGGATGCTTTTGTTAGTGACATTTTTTATCCTTAGATGAATGTTCCAACAAATGTCCATACGCCAGTTTCAGCATAACTTGCGTTGGTATTTGCAATCGTAATGGTCAAATTGTTACTACCATCTGATCCAGCAGTGACTGTGTGAGTTGCGCCCAAACCTTGCGTTGACGCTGAAAGAGATGTTGCGTTTACGCTTCCGACTCGCGAAGACACAAAATAAACAGCTCGCGTGTTGTTGTTTCCAGCACCAACTAATTCAATTTCATAAGACAAGATTCCGCTGACAATTTGAGCCAGCGTGATCACATAGTTACCAGCAATCGCAATTGTTCCAAATGATGCAGAAGTTATTTTTCCATTTGTAACTATTAGATCGCCACCAAATGTTTGGTTCCCTGTAAAATTATTAGCCGCATCCGTTCTTGCTATGGTGGCTGATGTTGCAGGGAAAGTCATTGTCGTGGCATCAGTTCCAGCAATGGTTAACGAATTATTTGCCGTTAAAGTTTTGTTATTTGCAATTGTTAGAGTTGCGCTGGTAGCTGGAGCCGTGATTGCTACTTTGTTAATGCTAGTTGCTGAAGCAACTCCCAAAATTGGAGTAGTAAGAGTGGGAGATGTTTCCAGCACGTTATTGCCAGTGCCAGTATTGGTTACGCTAACGATTTCTTTGCTTGCATTAAGCGCCAGCGCAGTAGATGCGGTCAAACCCGACAGAGTGCTTGTGCCTGAAACGGAAAGATTTACGCCATTCAAATCAGCACCGCCCTCGACCCGCTGCCAAACAGAGCCGTTGAAGGTTGCTAGGTCGCCCACTCCCCAGTTGCTGATTCCGTTCAGGTTGGTAGAACCTGCTGTGCCAACAACGTAGTAATCGCCCTTTGTACCCACACTGGAGGCCAGCGCAGGGCTGTTGGCATTGGCATCCCATGTGCCTTTGAAGTTCAACGCACCGATGGCGTTGGTAATGGATGAGACTGATTTCAACATGGTTTATTCCTCACAATACGAATTCAATGATTGAGGTTATGGGTGGGGCTTCGCTGAATGTTACGTTACCGCCAGAAAGTGTGTATGTGTTTTGGTTCTGGTAAATGCCGTTGATGTATATCAGGCTTGGCACAAAAGCAACCGAAAAGACGGTCTGAGTACCTGTGCCAGTTGCATTAACAACGAGATTGCCAGCAGAGCCAGGGAAAGCATTACCGTTCAACGAGGTATAAACCACCGTGGCGTTCTTGTTTTGGACTTGGATGGAGTAATCGCCGTTGGTGTAAATGCGTGATGGTGTGCCTTGGTAGACAGGATAACCCCCACTTGTGCGGATGGGTTGAACAGCGGTGATGGTGAGCGCATCATCCCAATAGGCAACAATCGGGTTGGTAATTGGGTTCAGATTGACAGTGCCAATCCAGATGTAACCATCGTCAAGCGGCTGTCCATCAGCACCCGCAAATGCTGGGAATGGTGGTTCTACTGATAGTGCTGACATTTATTCATTCTCCTGTGTGGCTTGACCAGCTTGGATTGCACTTTGCAAGAACTGAATTCTCGCATCAACATTCTTTGGCAAACCAACTAAATCTGCAAATTTACTAAACGCAGGCGATAAAGCGGCTCTTCGTAGGCTTGCAGCACTCTCACCCTTGGTTGCGGCTTCTATTGCAAGACTTTGGAAACTTTCATCAGCAAACAATTTGCCTGCCGACTTCAAAGCATCTTTGTTGCCCTGAGTCAATGCGCTTGTAATAACTGATGCTGCACCAGCCAAAATAGGACCACCAGTAGCCGCCGCACCAGTCACGACACCTTTTGCAAGTGTGCTTTCCATGACCTTGCCAATCAAACTTTCCGCTTGCATCCCTTGTAATAAGGCTTGATTTGCTTTACCTGTTGTCAATACGTTTGCCCGTGCCTCTGTGACCCGCTTAGATACCTCAAACAAGTCCCTAAGTACATCTGCTGAGTCTTTGCCCAACGTGTCCACAATGGTCTTAAAAACAGGCGGGTTGGCTCTTAGTTTGGGGTATATATCAGCAAACTCAGAGAACCCAAAGCCACCCTTTTCTGCGCCCCTTGCCGATCTAGTGACAGATGCCAATGCTGTCGCAAGTGTTTCTTTGCGTAAATCATCAGGTACAGTTTTCAAAAGGCGGTTGAATTCTCCAGTATCACCTTTGGCGGCACTGGTAATCGCTGTTCGCATCTTGCTGGCAACGCTACCCTCAATATCTTGACCAAATGCATTAACGATGCGCTTGCCCAATGCTCTCTCTTTGGCATACAAAAGATTAGCGGATCGTAGTTCTTGCCGCAATGTTTCGCCACCAACATTTCCAACATTGGTCAGTTGATCGTCAGCTAAAGCCGCATATAGACGCTTTAAATCAGCCTCAGCCATACTGCCATAAGGCGATTCCAGCTTATTGATTGCATTGCCAATTAACTGTTTCTCACGCTTCAATCGACCATAGGTCACATTGCCAGCCTCAATCATCTTTGACAAATTACGTTCTGCTACTGACATCCCAGCATCGCCGACTTCAGCTTTAACTGCATCAAGTGTTTCTCGCAGTTTTGGCAAATCAACCACAGTTGTCTTTGGCACTTTTTCATCGACTGAGTTATATATTTTCCCTGCCGCAGTGTTAAGGTCTGAACGAGTCTTGGTCAGAGTATCTTTAATTTTTTGCGATACCACACCAGGCGCAACAGCACCCTCGACAAAAGTTGCATCAAATTGCTTGATTGCATCATCTGCTTTGTCAACAGCTTGAGATACTGTATTACGCCATGCGGCCTCTGCATCACCGCCAGCAACAGAACGGGTCAACCCAGCCGCCGCCCTGACTTGTGGGTTATCGCTGAATACATCAGCAGGCAATTGAATGCCAAGGCGGTCTGCGGCTTCTTTTGCCGCTACATTGACTTGGGCAAGATCGGCCAGCCTGTCGCGCGCGCCAGCCGAGCCGAAGCCTGTGCCGGATGCCTTCTTGACCAGATTGCCGACTTCTTCCTCGGTGATCTCTGCCACGACTGGAGCCACTGCTGGTGCTGCGGCTGTCACTGGTGCTGCTGGTGCTTTTGGTGCACCAACTGAAGCGCCCTGCTTGATAGATTCCAAGTTAACGACTTTTCCAGTGCCTTTGCCAACTGGAACGAGCGCCTGGATGTATTCATCTTTGTTGAGAACGGCTGCGGCATGACGGTGATTGCCGTCAATGATTCGCATGTTCTCATCCAGTCGAATTGGAAGCACGTCCTCAACGCGATCAATGTCCTGAATGGACTTTGATTTTGCAATCTTTTCTGCTGTTCCCATCGATGATGCATTGAGATAGTCCTCACCGACTTGAGTTGGGATTGCGTCAGATGTTTTCACCATTCTCAGCTCAAAGTCAACGTCAGGAGCTGCTTGCGCTCGTCGACTGATGGCGCTAAACACATCTTTTGTCTCAGGCGCTTGAGCGCGGCTCTTTTGCACCCAGTCATCGAACAGGCTGGCTGTTTTGCTTGGGCCTGCTGGAGCCTCTGGGACGGTTGGTGCTGCCTCTGGCATTGTTGCGGCCACTGGTGCTGCTGGAGGCGCTTCTGGAGCCATTGCTGTGCCCATTGGAGCGCCTGGTGCGCCTGCTGCTGGCGCAGGTGCTGGCGGTCGGCCTGTAACCCGTCCTACGCCTTTTTTTACAGCCGTTACTACTGGCGGGACAGCCCGTTGAATAACTTGCCCTAATGGGCCTGTGGCGGTTGCTACGGCTATTTCTGTGGGGCTTATCTCTCCACCAGTTGCGGCTTGTGTGGCTTCGATTGCCGCTTGGGTCAATCCAGCCGTGCCAGCCGCACCAGCAAGAGTGGTTGCTCTGCCTGCTGGAGTAAAAGCCAGCAAACCGCCAACAGCACGGGGGATATCGCCCATAGAAAAGCCAGGCGGGATTACATATTCTTTTTGGTCAACTGATGACTTCAATATGTAATTGCCCTTTGCATCCTGCCGCACACCAAGTTGTGGGAAGTTAGATTGCAGAATCTGCACAGTCTCTTTTGGGTTGGACAGCAAACTACCAAGCGCAGACTTAAAACTCGCCACACTCATTTGGTTGAGTTCTGGCATACCAGTCCATTCAGGCAATGCTTGCGTCTCTGGTGTAGCACGGGCACGACCAGTTACTGATTCAGCAATGCCCTCAAAAAAGCCCATCTTTGGCGGTTCTTCTGGCGTTGGTGCGCCACCAGCCTCTAATACACTTTCGGAGGGTTGCTGTCCAGCACGAATTGCCGCCACTCTTGCTTTCAGTTCAGGCGAATCAGCAGGCACACCATCAGGGATATTGTTGATAGTGATGCCGTCTTTTGTCGTTATTGAATATGGCATATCAATAATCCACAGTTACATTGGGCTGATTAGCCGCTGGTGGGTTTACTGCCCCCCTGCCGCCACCAACTGGTTCAGGGCCAAATACGTTGTCAGGGTTGAGTTTGTAATTGGTTACAACAGCACTCAAATCCTTTCTATCTTGATCGGCTTTTTTCTGTGCCGCCTTAAGGTATTGCTGTGCTAAATCAACATACTCTTGACGCTGTTTAGAATCTAACGTGAATAATTGACCACTTTGCAATTTCTGCGAAGTGTTAAGTAGTCTTTCATAAAGACCAGCAGTATCTCGTGCTGTCGCAAATTCTGTCTCCCGCACCACAGAGCCAGGGTCAAGCATCTTCATAAACCCAGTAATCAATGCAATATCGCCTGGCCCAGTTTTAGCTTTTGCCGATGCATTAATGTTGGAGAAAGTTGTGCCAAGTTCACCATAAACTTTTGTGCGAGCCTGAAATTCCTTGCGTAATTTTTCTTCTTGCTCAAATACTTTTGCTGGGTCAGCGCCACCAGTTTTCTTAAAGTTTTCCAACTCTAAAACTGCTTTTTTGGTTTCGACTCCAAGTTTGTTTGTCCTTGCCAGCACTTCATTTGTCTGCGCTTTTGTCAAACCCAAATCTGCGCCACGTTTAACAATGGCATCAACTGCTTCACGCTCTGCATATTTAGCTTTAACTGCCGCTTGTTGTGCATCTGCTGTTGCTTTTAGGGCATCTGCGGCGGCTTTTTCCTTTGCGGTGGAGGCTGTGGCCTGTGCAGTTTTAGCATCAGCCTCGGCTTTATCAGCTTTAGCTTTAGCTTCAACTAATTCACTTGGTGCTTTTGCTTCTGCCCTGATTGTGCCAAGTGTCTTATCAACATTTTCTAGGTATTCTTTGCCACCAGGCAACTGAGCCATCATCAATCCAATCGTAGTTTGCGCCCCAGTTGGATTTAGATCAATCAGTTGCAAATATGTTTCTGCGGCTTTTGCATCGTTTTCACGACCAGAATTCCTCAACGCAACAGCTTGATCTTTTAAGAGGTTTTTTGCAATCTCTGGTTGACCAGCCTTCAAAGCAGAAAAAATTTGCCCTGACTGTGCAAGTCGTGTTTGTTGTTGCTCACCAGTCATCATTTCAAATGATTTGCGAACACCCTCAGCCTGATCTTTTGGCAAGAATGCAGTTACCCGTGCATAGTCTTCTGCTGTTGCATTTGGGTCTTTAAAAAGATTCTCTAATTCAGTTTGTTTTTCTTGTGCTTTCACTAATGCTTGACGTTCAAGCTCACGCTTTTGCTGTGTTGCTTGAATAGTCGCCACATCCGAACCGAGTTTAAAACCGCCCAAAGCCGCCTCAAACGGACTTTGCACATCAGTTGCATAGTCAATGGGTTGAATGAATGGGTTTATGGTTGCCATGTTTTATCCCTTAAAACCCAAAGCCCACACCTGCTTTACCGCCAGCACCATATTGGAAACCAAGCATCTGAGCAGGCAAGTTGAAGAGTTGGCCATAAGCCTTTGCTTTTCCTAGTGTTCCACCAGCCTGTGCCGCACCTTGTTGAGCCAATAAGTTGGAAATATTTGTACCTGTTTCAACACCTTGTGCGCCAACACCAGCGGCAGCCGCTTGACCAATTTTCAAAAGATTGGCTTGTGTTTCACGCCCAATATCTGAAAAACCACCAAGTCTTCCATACTGGCGTTCAATTTCCTCTTGCAACATTTGTGGCCGAAACTGACTTAATGCGGCCTGTATATTCCCACCACGCAAGCCACCAGTAGCTGATGCACGTTGCAATAAAGCCTCTTCCCCAGCTTGAACTGAGGCTTGGAAACCACCACCAGTTTCAATTTGTGCAATCGCTTGTCTTTGTCTTTCAGGGCCAAGGACACCAGCCAATGCTTGCTGTTGCTCAAACGCTTTTGGTCCTGCTTCAGCATACCCTGCATATTCAGTCATTGCTGGTACACCAACATCAACATACGGCTTCAAAAGGTTTTGTAAAGCATCAAACTGCCTGCGCTGTTCTTCAATGCCTGCTTCAGCCGCTTGAGATTGAACCGCAGCCGCTTGTCCAGCAGCTTTTGCTTGCTGTGAACTTCCAATTAATTGACTGCCACCTACTACTAGGGCTGTTATTGGATCAGGCATTGCCGAACTCCTTTAAATAATCTTCTAGTGTTTCGCCATATAAAGCCATCACATGATGACCGTGCTTGGTAGCAAAACCAGCCCCATGCACCAGCGAGACCGCCATCAAAATCAAATCGTAATACCCAGCTCGCCACATGAACGACTTAGCATCAGCTTGTTTATTGCGCTCTGCCGTGTCTGAGGCTTGCCACTTGAGAATCATTGTCGCCAGCAAGGGCGTTAAATGATTGCTGTTGCCGATAAAAAATGCGTTCTGGTGCATACCCACCAGTGTGTTCCAAATGGTCGCATTCAGGTCTTCTCGTGCTACTGGGTCGCCATCTGCTACGTCATCAAAGACTTGGATTGCGTCATAGACCATTACCAACCATTCAACGGCTGGTTGGGGAAGCATAAAAACCTTGGTCAGGTTCTCTCGCAGTCCATCGGTCATGCACAACTCCTATACAGGGCAGGCCGCTGGATGCCAGAACTCAGCGACTGAATTTTCGCACAATTTGACAAAAGGTCAATCCTCATCTTCTTGATCTTCCCAAGCCTGACAAACCCGCATATCGTTGCAAATAAAGTCCAGCTTTTCGCAGTGACCCCTGAAGCCTGCGCCTTTGTCATAAGCCGCCATCGGGATGCGCTCAATCCGAACTTGGGTCATAAAGCTGTTGTCGTAATACTCGCAGTTTGAGCAATGCTTACGCCGTGCGTCTTTTTCATCACACTGCATAGCTTCTGCCAGTCCTGCGTAAAACTCCTTGTTTGCACCAGCTTCATTAGTAGGCATTTCAGGGCCATAGTTCCAGTCAGCAACCGCAACGGCATAGTTCTTTTTGTTTTGGGCATTGGTCAAAAACTCCTCTTCCATCGGCAGGCCATTAAAGCCCCTTGGAATAACCATAAACTCTTTCATGCTGTTCTCCTTAACTGATTTCTCGGCCTGATGCTCGGATGGTTAGGGATGTTCCCGCCCCTGCGATTGTGGAAATAAACCCACCAGCCTCCAGTGCTTGCCCCACCAACTCGGGACAGGTGTAGGTCTCATCTGGCACGATGGTGCGTGTGTCGATAATCAGGTTTGATGCCCCTGCTGAACCAGAGACAGTGACCAAGTTGCAACTGAAAGTCACATTGTTGGCACTGGTGTTGGTTACCGTGAACTTGTCAATAATTGCCTTGACATTTGTTGCGGTATATTGGGTGGTTTGTGCGTTTTCTGCCTGCTTTGCAGGGATTAGCACTTTTACTGTAACTGTCATTGGACACCTCCGATATTATTTGAAACTGTCAGGATTATGGACGGAATAGCTGGAACTGGTGGGGTTGCGACAACAGAAAGTAATTCAACACTTAGGTCACTCACCGAAAACATCAGTTCAACATAGTCATTGGCCTTCAGGTCAAAAAAGTAATTTAGCGATGAAAATATCTCACCGTTATTACCTTGAATCCTTATCTGGCTTGCACTGTCTGGCACATCTGTTCCGTTGAGCCTAAACCAAAAATAAAACTCTGCCGTGCCACCACTGGTCTTATCCAACTGAAACGATGTGTCAAAGTTATAAATACCCTCGCTGTCCACAATGATTCTTGATGTTGGGCTGCCAATAAATACCCCATTGCTCAAGTCAGTGCTGTTAAACGTGATGGCTTTGGCTGTATTGATAACTGTCGCTGTCTGGGTGGTGGTGTCGTAAAACGACCCATATCTTGCCCGTTTAAACTCCCGTGGTGGTGGTGTCATCTGCAAACCCTCAACCGCTTTATTCAACTTGTCCACCAGCGCCAAAGCCTGATTTGCTTTGCTTTCAGCCAATGCCACAGTCACCGCAGTTTCTTGCGCCAGCAAAGCAATCCTGTCCAATGCGTTCTGCGCCTTTGCGCCCAATGCTGCATCATTAACTTCAGTCTCTTGCGCCAAGGCAATGATCTGCGCCAAGGCATCATTTGCTGTTGATTGGGCTGTCCCTGCGGCAATATTTATCTCAAGCACCACATCGGGCGCAATCGCATCAACAGTCGAAAACAATAACTCAAACTGCCTGATTTGCTGTTGATCAGTCAGAAATGTGGCAAGCTGGTCACGGGTCAGGTTCAGCTTGCGGGAGATGGGTGCGGTTGCCATTAGTAGGCCAATGCTTCAATCTGCGCCTCTAAGCGCACATAAGACACATGGGCATCACTATCGCCACGGAAACGTTGGATGCGCCAGTTCCTCATGTGACCCTGCTGAAACCAAGCCAAACGCCTTCCTCGGTTACCAATTGTGCCGATATAGATAAACTTTTCCTGTGAATAAGTTTGACCGTCAAGCGAGTAACTTGTGCTGATTTGCGGGTTATCGCCCAGCGCAATGCTTCCAGTTAAGCTGACCAGTTCCATCTCGTTAAAGATTGCTCCATTACTTTCGTTGTAAACAATCAACGTGCCAAACTCCCATCGCACCTGTTGACCCCAATGATGGCCTGTGTCCTGCACCAAGTACCCGATACTGGCGCTTTGCGGGTCACCCACCATCCACTTGTCGTAAACCCAAACCATGTTTCTGGCTCGGTATTGTGCAAATCCAACCAAAGTCGTTGTCAGGGTAAACCAAACAGCCGTTTCTAAGGCTTTGGATGCAGAGGCATCAAAGACTATCGTGCGGTCAGGCAAATGCACATAAAGATGCTCATGGTTCTTATCATTTCTTGCTTCTAGCTTGACCAAGGCCAACTGTGCCTCGGTGTACTCCAGCAAGAGATTGTCGATTTCTTGTGTGCTGATTTTCTCAGTCACGGCTGATGCGCCAACATAAATGCCTGGTGCTTCATTCCTTGCACTGCCCAAAAAAGCAATGCGGTCAATAAACACACAGCACCCTTGAGTGCCAATCACGCCCTTTTGTATCTGTGCGCCATCAATTCTTGCGAATGGGAATAACTCGCCGCCCACGTTGTCGAATACTTCAATCGTGTTGCGGTTCAACGCATAGACCTCGTTTCGCAGCTTGAGCAAAGCCACCACAGGGTCAGGGTCAACCTCTGAACTTCCATACTTCAGCGGATTGACTTGTGTCGGGTCTGACAGTTCAGTGACCACCAAGAACTCACCATCCGTGGTCATAAAGTATCCATCCACCCACACCACATCTAGCACCAGACCTAAGTCAGGGTCGGTCACTTGCGTCAGGATCGAGCCGTCCCAGTAATACAGCCGCCCACCAGATGCAATCGCCAGTTGGTCAAAGCTGTAATCAAACGTCACCAATTGGTCAGTTGGACCACCCACATCGCCCAGCACAGTCACTGTGCCTGCGCTGTTAATTTCTACCAGCTTTGTACCCATCACCCGATACAGGTCTCCTTGCCAGTTGATGCCGCCACGGTCAATGCCTGGCCCTGTGCCGTTAGACACAATCCCATCGCCTGGCCTCAGAAACCCATTGCTGATGCCTGATTGCTTTGGCACAGGCACAAGGTTGACTGGGTAACTGGTACGCAGTTCAGGGGTGCTGTCTGTGTAGATGCCGTTCAAAATAGGTATTTGCATCACTTAGCCTTGTTGCGTTCAGAGATGCGCTTTGCTTTAGCTTTGGCATCTGCCTTTGATGATGCGCCCCAAGCCCTCAAGCTCAACAGCAAGCGGGTAGGCTCACCGTCTTTGTATTCAGGGCCTGCATTGCCACCCATGCGAGCCAAGAACGATGCTCTGCGAGGGTTGTCGCCTGACTTGACTGGTGGCTTGAGGTTCATGCCTTCAGCCTTTGCCGCAGCCCTGCCCTTAGCATTCAAGCCGCCTTTAGGGTTCTGGCCTTCCTTGCGTGCGTAAGCTGGCGTTTTCATCTAAACCCCTTAATCTTTTCGGCAATCTTTTTAGGTTGCTTGGCAAACTGCTTGCCTGCCTTGGTAGCCTCACGCTTTGCCCTTGTGGTTGCCGCATACTCAGCCGCTGTCAGTGACTTGATGGCCTTCTCAGGCAGGTATCTTTCGCCAGTCTCAGACGATGGCTTTCCCGACTTGGTGCGCCATTTCTGCGCCCCCCAGTCTTTGAGGCTTTTTTGTGTGGCTTTCATTTATAACCGCCACCTTTTTCTTTGTACTTCTTTGCCAGCAGTTGCGCT